GCTACAAGTTCATAACCAGCTTGCCCTAGTTGAAGATTTCCTGCTTCAACAGGCGTGTATTTATGTATTCCATTCGCCATTTTTCTCTCCTGTATATTAAAATTTTTAGGATGTTCGGGGTTGGACCTTTATACGAACAACCCCACAGTATCCAAACTGTTAATCCTTACGGATTGATTTATGATATAGTAACGTGTGCTACATCGTGACACACTGCTTTTGCAAAGAAATTAACTCCATTGCAAAATAATTCTACTGTATCACCTAAAGCAGCACCACTAATAAATACGATTTCATCAACTGCAGTTTCGGCAGAGTTACCTGCATTTCCATCATCTGCACCTGCAACCATACCAACGATTGTATCCTCGGCAGTATTGTTAGCAATAGTTACTGCGTTACTAGCAACTGTTGATAATACGAATTTAACGTTCCAACCTGCACCTGCAGCTGCTGCTGTTGGTAAAGTAATCTCATAGGCAGATGCCTGATTAATTCCGAATACTTTTCCTGAGTCAGCTTCTGCTAAAGTGCGAGCAGCAGAAATAACTTCGTATTTTAATTTGAACTTATTAGTTTTACCACTATTTTGCTCTAAATAACTACTTCTCATATTATACTCCTTCTAAGTTAAGTAGGTAATGTGATTCTGGTAAACATACCTCAAGACCAGCTTCGGTAAGAATCATATCTTTTCTCAAGTCTTCATCTGCAGCTTGTACATTTGTTTCAACTTGAGTATCACGATTGACTCCATTACCAACTAATGGTCTATAGTATATTTTACTCATATCAGCCATTAAACATAGCCCAGATGAGTGTCCTCTAAATAGAGGTTCTTTTACCATATACATATCACCGTGGACAGTATTAATTTCCATTAACTTATGACCAAAAGCACCTTGGCTTTCTTGCATATTATATCTAAGAGGTGAATTACTATGCCCCATAGAACCGTCAACGAAAAATCCATCGCCCATCTTGTTAAAGAAAGATATAACTGGTAAACTAGCTAACGCTAGTCTTTCATTTGACCCACCACGAGCTGGGTCAAACAGAGTTTCAAAGTCTGCTAATAAAGCATCGTAACTTAATTCGCCTGCTTTATATGTTTTAGCATAGCCTTTGCCTGAAGTGTAGCTTAATCCACTAGTAGCAGTTGCATTCACAAAAGTACTATTTTTAATGATATGTCCTACAATTCCTTCAGAATATTGGATTCCTCCAATTCTAGCTTTATGATTGAATAACATAGCTCTTTCAATATCTATTTTATGTTCTCTCAATTTCTGAGACATTACTCTATCAAACTCGTTGCTATAGCCACGCAAACCAGTTGCGTAAGCTGTGTTTGTGATTTCAGCAGCTGTCTTAAAGATTTGAGTATATCCAAATCCATCGTCTAACTGACTTGACCACACGTCTGGTGAACCAGAACCTTCTGCATAAGCAGAACCGATAACTTGACATCTATCGCCATCTGCGATGACATTAGAGCCAGTACCACTTGATACACTAATAACTTTTGCTGTAAAAGAAGTGTCAGCTCCATTATCAACTGGAGCATCTTCTACTCTTACAATTACGTTACCGTATTGTGCATCATCTGCTGTGTTACCAATAGTTCTAATTGCAATAACCATCCCTTTAACTAACCAATCAATAGATGACTCGCTTGATGCTCCATCGTCTACTGTCAAGGTTACGTTACTATCTGCTGTTAATGTACCAGAACTGCCATCTAAATAAAATTCTCTACTGGTGAAATCTACTTTTGTTCTGTCTTCTAAATAACGAAACAAAGAGTCATCAGTAGGAATTTTAGCTACTTTTGATAAATAAACGAAAAATGGTGACTCTTCAGGTGCTAATTCAGCGATTCTATCTGAAAAGTTAAACTTTCGTCTTCTATCAAGGGCAGTACCAGCATCACCAGCAGTGTTTACAGCATTATAAACATTTGCTGTATATTTTCCACTTGTAATTGCCATTTATTACTCCTGACTATTTTTTAACGATACTTTTTCCAATCTGAGAATGATTAGATGCATTCATAATATTCTTCCAGAAAGAATCTTCATCAGATGGTTGTGGAGGTTCTCCTCCTTGTACCAGACCAGCTGATTTAGGTTTCTGTTGTGTTTTTTTAACACTTTCAATATTATCATTTTTTCTAGGCATTCCATTTTTGTTTGTATTCCAAACACTGAATAAAGTATCTAGAGGAAGATTTTCTTTAGGTTGCGTTACAAAATCTACAAAGTTATTCGCATCTTCATTTGACAATTTATACTCATTTTGTGCTCTAAATTTTAAAGAATCAACAGCACGTTGAGATTCTAATCGTTGCATATAATTTGCCATTTTATTATTGACAGCTGCATCAATTTCTTGTTGTCTCATTTGAAACGATTTACTATTTGGGTTTGTGTACGCATCCCAAGGATTAAATTCCTCTTCGGTTAATGTTACTTGTTCTTTGTTCTGTCCTTTACCCCCTGATAAGTGGTTTCTAACAACGTTTACCAATTCAGGATTATCCCTGAATAGATTTGCTATTGGTCTTAACTTGTTTAACTCAGCTTCAGATTTATCATACATAGACTGGAATTTACGAGCATCGTCTTCTTGGACTATTTCGTCAGAACTCAAATCCTGTTGATTCTGTGGCTCACTTATATCATTATTTTCAGAAGTTTCAGAACCCTCTAAAGTTTCTTGTGTATTTTTTAGTGTTTCTTCACTCATATTTCCTCCTTGGATGTGCTTTTTTATTCACCAATATCTTCAGACATTAATGAATCTAAATTAGCCTGCACCTCTTGTTGGTTTTTGTTTTTATTCTTCTCAATGTTGATTTTCTGTTGAGCCCCTGCATTAGTAACTACTTTATTGAGTTCAGATTTAAATTTCTGTACCTCAACACGTTTTCTATCTGTCAATGACTCTCTTTGAGCAGTTTGTAAATCACCACTAAGAATTTTTATTTGGTCTTGTAATTGTCCTACAAGAGCCTGTAATCTTTGAACTTCTCCAGTTCGTTGTAATACCCCTTGCTTATCAAATATCTCTGTTTTCTTTAAAGCTTCTACTCTATCTATTAATCCTGCTTGATAAGCTTCCATATACATCTGATATTCTGCATATTTATTTGAAGGCATTGTTGAACCAGCAACAACACGAACATCATATTGTCCTGCAGTTAAATCATTTTGAATTGCTGCAATAGTTCCTGATTTATCATCATATAATCTATTGTTGATTGCAAATTCTGTAATATCATTATTTGGTTGCACTATTCTAAATTTCTTTTCAAAAGTATAATGTGCTTTACCTAGTTGATATAATACTTTACCTAATTGCTGTAAAGACATCTCAATATCTCTTAATTTTGCAGCTCCTCTTCCTTCTCCCATCTGAGCAAGCAACATTGTTCCTCTTACGCTATCAGGAGCACCTTCTTTAAATCCTTGCAATAATTCAGGAACACCAAAATTTAAATCAATATATCGTTCTACTTGATTTATTAGCTGATAAAACTGACTAGTTAATGGTTGAGGAGATGGATAATGAGGTTCACCATAACTAGGGTCATATTCAATAACTGCATTAGGGTTTGCCCAATCTTTTTCTAATTGAGCAATACTATCAACGCTTCCTTGTGGAACTAATAGTTTTAGACCAGCCGATGTTTGTGCGTGAGATAATGCAAGAGAAAATAACTTATTTAATAATCGTTGCATATCTTTAACCTTATTAACATCAGATTTAGGATAAGGTGTATTAGTCCATATATTTGGTATAGGAACAATAGGGTAGGTATCAGTATCTAAGATAGTTTCATATAATAGTACTTGCCCTAATGAAGCAGTTACCTTAATTCTTGTTTGTGGTATTTCAACAAAATCATAAATTTGATTATCAAATTGTTTCTTATTCTCTTCCATAAATAATTGAAACGCATCCATACTCATTATTGTTTCTGTTCCTTGTTTTTGGTCAGCTACACGATAATAAGGAACTCTTATTTTACTAAATCTTTCTATAATTCTATATCTTTCTCCTATGCTCTCTGCATAATCTTTATCTTTTACTTC